GATATGTCACGCGACAGACTGTAGGAAGAGATTAACTGCAGGTAAATCCAAGTATTGTTCTAGTGGATGTCAACAAAAACAATATATGAGGGAATATAGGCATAATAAGAAACAAGAAAAGCCTATGAACTCTGAATACTCACCACTTACACCTATGAGAGGTAAATACTATAAAGAGTATGTGGACACAGGTTTAGCAGACAAAGTAATGAACAACGAGATGACTGCGACTGCAGCGTCTAAGGAACTAGGTTGCGTGGTTGCTACTGTATCTAAGATGAATGCTGCTTATCAGATTGATGTGCAGAACGAGAAAGATGCAGAAACTTGGGCTGTACCGAAAGATGCACAAAAAGCACTAAAAAATTTTTCGGCTTTTCGCCGAAAGTACTTTGCTACAGAAACAGGAGAGAAATACGAAACAGCACCTTTTCATATAAATTGGATAAATAACATAATTGAAGCCATAGAAGAGGGTAATGAGTTATTAGTACTAAGTCCTCCACGACATGGTAAAACAGAGTTGTTGATACATTTTGCTGTATATCAAATATGTAAAAATCCTAATACAAGAATTATGTGGGTGGGTGGTAATGAAGACATTGCAAAAAATGCTGTATCTTCTGTACTAGACCAACTAGAGAGCAACGAAAGATTACAAGAAGATTTTTGCGAACCGGGTAAGAGTTTTAAGCCTGATAACAGAAGTGGTAAACAATGGTCACAAAATCAGTTTACTGTAGGTACAAGAACAGTACCCGGCATTAAATCACCAACTATGGTAGCAGTTGGTAAGGGTGGTAAGATTCTATCACGTGACTGTGACATAATTATTGCAGACGACATAGAAGACCACCAAACAACAATGCAACCCGGTGCAAGAGAAAACACAAGACAATGGTGGACAACAACATTATCAAGTCGTAAAGAGGAACATACTGCAGTTGTGGTAATTGGCTCACGTCAGCACCCTGATGACCTTTATCATCATTTGTTAAACAATGATGCTTTTACAAGCATTGTAGAAACAGCACATGATTTAGAGTGTCAGTTACCTGAAACTGCAGAACATGATGAGTGTATGTTGTGGGCTAGTAAACGTTCTTACCCATGGCTTATGTCAAGAATGAAAGCAGCAGAAACAACAGGTGGTAAACAAATTTTTGAAATGGTTTATTACAATCAAGCATACGTGCAGGGTACACAAATATTTAGTCCTGACGCTGTTGACGCATGTAAAAGACCTGAACTTGTTACAGGGCAGATACCTAAGCAATTACAGTTAGTTGCAGGACTTGACCCTTCTAGTTCAGGATTTCAAGCTGCATTCTTATGGGGTATAGATACATACAACTCAGAACTATATTGTATAGATATAGATAATCAAAAAGGTGGTGGTGTAAAAGCAGCACTACAGATTATGTCTGATTGGTATTTTGAATATGATTGTCTGCATTGGATAGTAGAGGAGAATGGTTTTCAAACTGCAATACGACAAGACGACAATATAAAAGAGTTTGTATTAAAGACAGGTACATTATTACAAGGACATCTTACAGGCAAAAATAAACATGACCCTCTTTATGGTGTAGGTGCAATGACAGAATTGTTTGAAAATAATAAAATACATTTACCTTATGGTGATGCAGAAAGTCAAGCTAAAATAGACAGCTACAAAAGACAGTTGGTATACTTTGATGGTAAGCCTGTGTCTAGTCGTAACAAACATAAAACAGATATAGTAATGGCTAGTTGGTTTCCAATGAAGGTATTTAGAAGAGTACAAAAAGAACACCTTGCAGAAGTAGGAATGGACTACAATCCTAGTTTTTCGGGGTATAATGTAACAGAGATGAATGACGCACCATGGCAATAGACTTAAGTAAAAAAAACGCAGAAGAGATTATTGATGCTGCTCAAGAATTAGTTGCAGGTTCTCCATCTGATTCAAGACAATTAAGTAAATACAGAATCAGAGCAATATTAAATGGGGGTGCTGACGGTATAAGAGCTTTACTTGGTAATCAGATGGATACTGCAGATGCAGACCTTTTACCTGCACCTAACTTATTACAATCAGGTATTGATAGATTGGCACAAAAAATATCAGGTGTACCACAAGTACGTGTTGATGTTGCAAACAATAATGATAGTAGTCGTGCTAAAAACAGAGCAGAAAAAATAGAACGTATTGTTACTGCATATGATGAAAAACAAAGATTAAATTTACAACTTGCTCAAGCTGCAAGATGGTTGCCGGGCTATGGATACTGTGCATGGGTAATTACATACAAAAGAGATAAAAATGGTTTTGTATATCCTTGTGCAGAACTTCGTGACCCTTACGACACATATCCGGGTAACTTTGGTGCAGACCAACAACCACAAGAGTTAGCAATACTTAGAAACATACCTAGATGGAAACTAGCACAGATATATCCTGAATACACAAACACTATTCTTAAACCACAAGCAGATAATCCTAATTCACAAAGTATGCCACTTTACGCATACGGAGATAATACAGGTGGTGGTGATTGGGAGGACAACACAGGACAAGGTGTTGACATAATTGAATACTATGACATTACAGGAACATACGTTGTATATCCTGAAACAAGACAATTATTTGATTATATACCTAATGGTCTAAGCACAGTTCCTTTTGTATTTATGAAAAGATTTAGTTTTGATGAGCTAAAAGGACAATACGACCATACCATTGGTCTAATGGCTATGATGGCAAAAATAAATATTATGTCAGCTATAGCTATGGAGGATGCTGTATTTACTGAAACTAACATATCGGGTGAATTAGAATCAGGACAATATAGAAAAGGTAGATTTGCAATAAACTACCTATCTCCGGGTACACAAGTTTCCAAACCTGCCAACAACATACCATATCAGTTGTTTCAACAAGTAGACAGGTTGGAAAGACAGCTAAGGCTTGTAGGTGGATATCCTGTCACGGATGACGCCCAATCGCCTACAAGCGTAGCTACAGGTGCAGGATTAGCAGAACTAAACTCATCCATGTCTTTGATGATTAACGAATATAGAGAAATTATAAAAGTTGGTGTAGCAGAGATGGATGCAAAAAGATTAGAGCTTGACGAACTTATATCTATGGAAACAGGTATGGATAGTAAACCTATTGCAGGATATTACAATGGCACAGCATTTTCTGAAAACTATAAACCATCAACAGATATAGGTGGTGACCATAGAACAAGAAGAATATATGGTGTTATGGCAGGATTTGATGAGCCACAAAAAATTGTTACAGGTTTACAGCTTTTACAAGCAGGTGTCATAGATACAGAAACTTTACAAGATAACATTGATGGATTAGAAAATATTGTAAAAGTACAAGAACGTATAAGAAAAAATAAAGCAGAAACAGTTTTGTTTGAAAGTGTATTGGCAAGAAGTGCTCAAGGTGACCCTGCCTCAACCATGGCTGTTGTAGCTATTTATGAAAACCCAAATGCTATGACAGAAATATTAAAACAGTTCTATACACCTGAAGAGCCACAAATGTCACCTGAAGAACAGGCATTGATACAACAACAGCAACTAGCACAACAATTACCACAACAACCACCAAGTATTGCAGACGCATTTGGATTAACATAATGGAACAAGAATTTATAGATGCAGAGTTTTGGTCGTTAGTAAATAACGGTAGTTTGGATAATCAATTTTTTAATTTTGATGAGTTGCAAAGTTATTCAATAATACAACCACATCCAAATGTTTATATAGTAATTAAGGAGGAGTTTAGAGATGGCGAAGAAACGTACTAGAGGGGGTTACCGAAAGCCTCAAAATCCTGCAGCAGTTAGTGGACCCGGTGCGTTATCCAAAAGAACAGACGGTAAACAACCAGTAGTCAGAGTACCGGACGTACCTTATGGAGAACAAGCAGCTTTAACTGCACAACAACAAGCTGCTCCTTTGCCACAGCAAAGACCAATACCTATACCTAGAACTCCGACACCACAGTTAAATGTTTTTGGAACAACAGAAAGACCTGCAGAACCTATTACAGAAGGTGCAATGTTAGGAGCAGGTAGTCCACCTGCACAAGCAATAGAAGAAGATGAGAACATGTTATTGGCTGCTATGTATGCAATAGCACCAAGTTCCCTTATATCGGAGATGATAAATCAAGGGAGTATCTAATGATATTTCCTGACCCAATCTTTGAAGAAACAGTAGTTCGTAACAACGAAGCTAGACAAAATAAATTTACAGATTTAAAGAAAAACCTCTTAAAAACAAATGCTGAATCTTTAGTAGCTATTACTAGGAAGTATCCTAATTTACCAAAAGCATTAGCTGTACCTATGGCAATGTTAGGTGTAAATCCTGACAGTTCATCTGTAGAAGCTGTTGCAAATAGATTTGGTAATGCACAAATAGATAATGAATCTAAAGCATGGGAAATAGCTAGTACAGATTTAGAAGGCAATCCTCTTATACCTGAAAACCAAGATATGGTATTCAATTTTACTGATGCTCTTAGGGGTAAAGAACAATTAGGTATATGGGCATTACTTGGCTTTGAAAGTATGGGTGAAAAGGTAAGAAAAATAAATAGGCAACTGCAATATGTTGAAGACCTTTTACATTACGACAATTTGTTACAAAAAGGTTATACATCTGAAGAAGCACAAGAAAACACTAGAATGTTTGTTTCCAATACAGAAGTTCCTGATATTGGTAAAGATAAAGGTATGTGGGGGGAACTAAAAAAATATTCACAAATGTGGAAAGAATCAGGTAAATTAGCAGGTAAAACTGCTTTTGCTGCTGCATTTAGAGAAGCTATGTTGGGTAATCCTGTTAACTATAAAAGAGATAAAACTTTTCTTTTTGAAAGTATTATTGCTGAAGATGATGCTAGATATCACAGACTTGTAGACATGGGATTTTCTGAAGCAGAAGCTAGAAAAATATTTTATGACAATGTTGGTACACCTATAAAAGCTAACGAAGCATTAGGTTTACAAGAATATACAAGTTTAACTAATCCAAATCAAATACAATTTTTTGAAGGACGTAAAACAGATTACACACCGGGTAAAACAACGTTTGATGAATATTTAAGTATAAGTAATTGGTGGAGAAATAAAAGAGGATTAGATACAGGTAAGTTACAACCTTATAGTTATGGAAGAGCTGTTACATATAACTTACAACCTTCAGGTACAAAAGCAGCAAATGTTATGTCAGGTCTTATTGACGCAGGTGTACAACTAGCATCTGATATACCTTTAGCAAAAGGAATAGGTGCATTGACTAGACTTAAACAAGCATCAATAAGTGTTGATAAATTACAGGATGCAAAACAAGCAGGTTTAGTAGATGATTATTTAGATACTTTTAAAAAAGGTTTAGATGAACTAGAACCATCTGTTGACCCTTTTACAGGTAAAAATCCAAGAATATCAGGAAAGAATGGTCAACTTGTAAGAATTATGCGTGGAGAAGAAAGACAAAAATTTAGAGCAGGTAGAAAACTTTACAAACAAGCAGGTGTAATAAACGGTACAAGAGCATCTTTGTTTAGTAACTCAGCACTTGATTTGATGAATAGTCCTTTTGGTAGAAAAGTAACACGTGCATTAACAGAAGAAAATAATGTAGCAAAAATTATGACTACACCCGGATTAAACAATTTAACATATACACAAGCTA